TGCTTTGATTGCATGGGATACCTGCTCAAAGCACGTGGTCGAAAAGGGTATATGATGTTGGTAATAAATGCCAATAAAACAATCAACAGAGCATAGCATGCTCCCCTACCACGCGGCCCATCGGCCGAACAGCGACTGTTCATCGCCGCAAATCACCACCCGTGCAGTCTGTCGACTACTTCCGGACACACACTCCACAGGAGAGGGCCCTTAGTACGGAAATCTTAGAGTTGCCATGTCTGACAACCACCGTTTTGGGTGAACCGATCGAGGAACCTCGCGACATCGCGCATGTACAGCGCGAAGGATGCTACGCATCTTCTTGAGGCTTCTGACCCGACTGGAATTGCGGAGACCCGCATAACGTGTGCTCGACTCACACAAGAACTGGTGTCGAGACGGAGGTCCATCACAAAGGTAAAGTGAATGGACCCCCGGCCCAGTTTAACGACATTTGGCAGGTCGGTCTCGAAACGTGTATCAAAAACGCGTCATCGTCTGAGGCAGGCAATTGGAACTCTGCAAACCAAAAGAATTACCTTTCAGGTACAACAACGAGCTAGTCGAGACAGCTCACGTGCCTATTTAACGTCAGTGCAATGACGATCCCGCTTTTAAGTTAAAGCTTAACTCACTTGATCGAGTATAACTCAAGATCCTGATTTCATCTGACGCTAAAAGCGCATGAATCCTGTTGACGTTATCCCTGAGGGCGTTTTCCGCAAGCATCTAGCAATGAAGCTACACACAATGCGGATACATGAGTCTGTATGCACAGGAAGCGCTAAAGAGCGCATCAGATTTCTCGCACAGCGAGAAACGCAGGGTCATCGGAGTACGGGCGCTGGGTAAAGCCTCGAGTGATGAGATTGTCTGAGAGTGGAATCCTCTCAGGCAATCTCCTCATTCGACGCTCAATGCGTCCACGTAATGCATAAGATGTAGTCATCATGCAATCTCCATCCTTCTCCGGGCCATAGGCATCCCAGAGAACATCCTGCGTACGGCCAAGCTCTGAATGTTCAAGAGCGTGCAAAACGGTAAAACCGTTTGCACCAGGCCGAAGCTTCTCGCGAGGAAGCAACACACCACGATACAGCATACGACGACCTTGGATACGCGAAAGGTCGTGGAGTGGCTTTGAAACATGCCCATCTCCAATGTATAACTTTCCCGCTTTGGAAAGTTCAGTACCCGCGTCGCACAACAAATTGGCGACAATCTTTTGGGTCCGACTGTAAGTGGCCTTCTCACTAGGGATCATTCCTAATCCGTAGAACTCACGTGGCGCGTGATATGAGAAGAATCCATCTGCTGAAGCATGACGCAGATGCTCACGATGAATCGAGTGAAAACGACGAATTGCGCGTTCACGATTCAGAGCACCGGCCACAGCCTCAGGCTGAAGCGAGAAAAGAGGTTGATAAGTCCCTCCAGACTCTCCTTCCACAGCAGGCCTTTTCGCAACCTTCGATTGACCGTGTAATAAACCGGTATTGAAGAAGGGCAAATACTCAAATTCACAGAGTTTTGTCTCGGCAAAGTCAGATCGCTTCCGAGCGATCCAGGGTTGAGAATTAATAAAAATCTTGTTTTCATGGGCGAAGTTCTTCCCAACAGATTTCTCAAACCCGGCATTCTCGATGTGGTCACACCAAGTAGCATATCGACTTCGCTCCGTGCGAAAAAGGATGTCATCGCCATTGACAAGGACCGGTATCTTACGGTAGTCCTCAATGTGCGGAAAGAGTGCTTGCCAAGCAACACAGAAATTCACTATGCAGAGAATTGGAAAGGACAGGGTCGAACCCATCAACTGACCATTCAATTGCTGACACTCCGATAGATCACCATCGTAGTTCAGTGCTGCAGCGACCATTTTGCATGGATATTTGACGCGATGCGGTTTAATACAAGCATCAAGCGTACAAGCAAATTGGTTGACAAAGGACTGTTGGTAACCTTCTTTCATGAGCGAAGCTCGAAGGTGTTCCATCATGATTTCGTGACAAGCTACAGTCAAACGAATATCAATTTTATCGGTTGCGGCTGAATAATCGCCTGAAACCCAAACAGTCTCTTCACCTCGATACGAATGTCCCTGATAAAGACCATGCTCGTTGCTGAGCCGATCTAGGAACTTGAGGTGCCACTTCTCCAGTGGTTGTCCACATAGTGAAAATTGCGGAATATTTCGAAGGAAAGAATGAATGTCCTTCTGGAAACAGCGAGATACCCAATACGGGCGTGATTCTCCAGCTGTCACAGTGCGAACCTTTGCAGGCTCAAGCACAGCGGCGACGCGACAATAGATACTGTCAGGTCCGTCGTCAATTCCAGAATCCTTCGAAAAGTGCAATTCGGGGTCGAGTCCGTACTTACGGAAAATCTCGTCGCGACTAGTTGCGGCCTGCCACTTATAAGCAAGAAGGGCAGCACCGACATCGTCAACGATATCGTGAAACACCGGAACCTGATCCTCGTCAGGAAGATTCCTTCTGTAGGCAAACAGCCTCAGTTCAATGTCACGACAAACCTCTCGAATACTTGGAAACGCGAGTCCGCGAATCTCCTTGACGCCATGATGAGGTAAGTAATCCATCATGAGTAGCTCTCCGCGCCAAGGTTCCAAGATAGCATCAAATTCAGACAAAGCGTAACGACGCTTAATGTCCTCTGACGCGCCACCCGCAGAGCGAGTAGTTTCGAAGCATGCAGAACCAGAGGGTTGCATAAGCTTCGGCGCAGTCGGTTTGAATGCTTTCAGCACATTCCGCATCTTAGCGGCAATCGCGGGAACAAAGTTCTCAGGCGCGACTTGCTGCAAGACGGTGCTACGGTACTCAGGTCTCTCAGGAATGAGAACCTTACCCGTAAGCGTTGTGAGTGTCCCGCGGTTCATTTTACCAGGCGGACGCGTCATTGCTGCTTTATGCTTCACAAGCGAGCGAATGATAAAACTCTCATCAACAGGAAGGAAATTCCGTTTCAACTGTTGAAGACCGGCAAGCAATCGAAAATTCTGAATGCCAACCTTGCCTTTGGTGAAAATAAGGCAGTTCGAGAGTTTCTTGCGAAGATAAGACGTCTGTCCGGCAAATCGATCCCAACTTGGATCTCCGGGCTTTTCGCACTCACTGGCTTGATTCTCCTTTCTGGCGATATGACATGCCAGGAGATTGGAGCTCCACCACTTTCCATATTTGATATAATCCGCTCGATCGTCAAAATGATGCGTCGAGAGAAAGTGTTCAAACTGAACTCGTGGTATGTCTCCATGAGTCTCTTCGAGATAGCCGGCGTCGCCGAGCTGTTCGTAGAAACCGCGTGCCAAGCGTAGCACGCATTCCAGGTGTTCAACGATGTGAACCCCGGCATCGAGCAAACAAATAGCCTCGATGACGAGAAAGTCTCTTGGTCGCAGGCTGCAGACCAATTTCTCGATTAGTCCTTGGGGGAACCAAGGCCGGTATTTAGAACAAGTTATTCCATCTACCGTCGGGCGTACCAAGCCCTTGTGACGTTGTCGCTGACCCTGGATGTGGTCCATCGCGACGTCGAGCACCTGTCGTGTAATGTCTAAGTTGTCGTGATTTGGCGGAACTTTTCCGCGCTTCTTCAACTTCCGTTCATAATTATCGAACGAGACATTGCACCCTGCACAGCCTTTGTGCAACAGGTCAATAATAGCATCTAGAGAGGTAAATTGGATTGTCAATCCAAGTTTATGCTTCTCTCCGGATTTTTGCGCTTTTGATTCTTTGTAATTGAAAGTGCT